ATAGAAGCAACCAACTTATCTTTTAAAGGCCAGCAAATGCAACAGTGGGAAATAGTGGAAACAGTAGCCAGGATCAGACCAGACCTTGTTGAATAACATGCAATCTAAACTAAACAGCCTAAGAGAGGTAATAATTACCAGTACAGGTAAGTTCGTTATAGTAACAGCCTCCCAAATACTTTATTTTAAATACATAATGGGACTAGACATATCTTTTCAAGGCAACATGGGTTGGGCAATCACAGCGTTTACTCTTTCCTTTATGCTAGGTTATTTCTTTAGACGGCACTTCAATAAAGGAAGCACTTAAAACCCTAGACAACACCCCACCCAATAAGGTATAATACAACAGTCAGTGAGCGTAAGCTCTGTTCAGGAATGTAAGATTGCTTGAAGAACTGATACACCTCCACCAAAGTGTCTAAAAGTGGCTTCAACCCCATATGGTATACCTGTAGTGCTGAACTCTATTTTCTATTTTCTATTTTCTATTCTCGCCGCAAGGCAGCACTCAGTAACGACTCTCCAATCTACAGGTAGTCCGTTCGACTCGGACATGGGGTATAATCTATAAATATGTACACAGCAATAAACAAATACGTCATAGCAACAAAAGTAGATAATGAAACTATTAGTGGATCTGGAATTATCTTAGGCGGAGGTGAACCACGATACAAAGTTGTAGCCACAACAGAGGAGTCAAAAGATTTACAAGACAAGGTAGTAATAGGGGTAGCCAACAAACTAGATAACGGTTTCTACTACATCGACTACACGCAGATATTTGCAGTAGTAAGTTAAACAACGTGGTATAGTAGTTGTATATGGCTAACCAGTACAAAGCAGACCCGAGACAATCTTTATTCTTAGCGGCTTACCTAGACCCCAAAAGCGAGACATTTTCTAATGCATACCGTTCCGCACTACACGCAGGGTATGAAGATGAGTATGCTTCGGTGATCCTTAGTAAGGATCTAGATTGGCTGTCAGATAGTGTCAAGGACGAAGAATTAGTAAGTAGAGCTGAAAAAGCACTCTCAGAGGCACTAGGATACATCACCGTAAACAAAGAAGGCAGAGTTGATAGTGGAGCAGGTAGATTAAAATTAGACGCTGCTAAACTTGTTTTAAAGGGATTAAAAAAAGACAAGTACTCAGAACGGTCAGAGTTTACCGGAAAAGACGGTGGAGCTATAGAAATAAACAAAGTCTCAGAAATGTCTGATGCAGAACTACTAGCACTAGCAGGTGACAAGAAAACTGATGAGTAACTTTATAGTATACAACGATATAGAGCAGGTAGATTTATTCCTGCATTTTTCTAGACGATACAAGGTAAAGAAACGAGTAATAGAAACTCTAGTCCAGATGTGTGACCAATGGGGACCAGCCAGAACTCACGAGGTACTACAGGTAGCCCAGCCAATCACTTATAGGCAAGTACGATATATACACAAGTGCGTACTACTGCACAAAGACCTACTATTTATATTAAAGCCTGGTGGCTCTATCACTGAACGCGCTATCCTTGTACGACTAGAAGACCGGGGATGGTTAGAACTGATACACGAACATAAAGACACGCGGCGTATCAAAGGGACATACCGTGAGTTAGTATTTAGAAAAGCATGACACAATTCACTAAAAAAGACGCGGAGAAAGAATTAGCACGCCGTGAGTTAGCCCGTAGGCACTTTACAAACTTTAACAGGTACGTTGATGAGGGTTATATGTCTAGTTGGCACACTGAGTTAATGTGTGACGCACTCCAGCGGCTAGAGAAAAAAGAGATTCGCTGGTTGATTATAGAAGTTCCGCCCAGGCACGGTAAATCTTTACACGTATCACAACGGTTCCCAGCGTGGGTGGTGGGACGTAAGCCAGACACCGATGTCATTGTTGGTTCTTATTCAGGAGACCTAGCCTCAGACCACGGACGTGAGACTCGTAACTTGATTCAAAGCCGAGAGTATCAGAATGTATTTGATACTAGACTAGCACCAGACTCATCAGCTAAAGGAAAGTGGAACACGCAGAAAAAGAATGAAAAGGGTGAGTGGGTAAACGCTAAGGGAGCTTACAATGCGGCTGGTGTTGGTGGCTCAATCACTGGAAAGGGAGCTGACTTCTTTATTATTGATGACCCCTTCAAAGACCGTAAAGAGGCAGACAGCCAAGTAACTAGAGAGACAGTGTGGTCTTGGTTGCGCTCAGTGGCTCGTACACGACTTACTCCCACTGGTTGTATGCTTATACTACACACTCGCTGGCATGAAGATGACCTGATTGGCCGTCTGGTCGATGGTAAAGACACAGCGGAACCGTGGGTAGATTACTTTGACTACATTAAAAACGGACTAGGTGACGCTAAGTGGGTACGACTACAGCTCAAAGCGATAGCAGAAGAGGATGAAGAGTACCGCAAGAAAGGGGAGGCACTGTGGCCAGATAGATATGACCTAGCTGAATTACAGGATATTAAAAGCACCCTGGGACCGTATGAGTTTAGCGCGCTCTATCAAGCTAATCCTGTAGACGATGCAAGCCGTGAGTTTAAACGCGAGTGGTTTAAGTATCGAACATACGATGAGGTATCTAAAATGACTACTAGGCGGTTTGTAACGATTGACCCCAACTTAAAGAAGTCCGACCAAAGTGATTATTGTGGAGTCACTAGAAACTATATCAACAGCGAAGGCCAGTGGAACCTGCGCTCTACTCGCTATCGGGTAAACAGTAAAGAAGTAATTGACCTGATATTCTTATTGCATGATGAAGGTTTTGAAAAGATTGGCATCGAGGAGGGTGCGTTCTCGTACGTGGTAGAACCGTTCTTACAAGAGGAAATGCGTAAGCGAGGTAAGTTCCCTAATGTAATCCCACTTAAACACAATCAGACTATGAAGGAAACGCGCATCAGAGGGCTTATCCCGTGGTATGCAGGGCACATGGTTTATCACCTGGAGGGTGACTGTACTGACTTAGAAGAGGAGCTACTAGCGTTCCCCAAGGGTTCAAACGATGACTGCGCGGATGCTACAGCGTACCAGCTACAGTTTGCCGAAGCTCCAGCCAGTGCCAGGACTCAAGCCATGCTACAAGAGCAAGACAGTAACCGCGCGGCTCAAATAGGTCAGCGACTAGGGTTGTAATTGTCGGCAGTCTAACCCCTCAATTTCTTATTATTTGCTAATATAGACACAATGGAATTACTATCTACAATCAAAGCGGAGATTGACAAGTACACCAATGAATCAGTCGAGACATCAGGCGGTGAGCTGTATTCAGAGTGGAAGCTCAAGAAACGTATTGCTAACTATAAAGCTAGACGTTATCCAACAGGCAAGGTAAACGCAAACGGGGAAATTGAGTACTGGTTTGACGCTATTCAGTCACGAGTAAATAACGAAATCAAGAACCTGCGAATCGACTCACGTTTCTTTATGTTCTGGAGCCAGAACCCAACTAAAGACTTCCCAGCGGTGTATATCACAAACGCTGCGCTGGCTGAGTACATGGAAGACACTGGTCGAGCCGAGGAACTATCCGAAAGCACTGAAGACTTTTCAGCTGACGGCAATATTCTTCTGCGTAAGACAGATAGGTCTTATGAGAAGTGTGACATGATGCAGACGTTTCTAACCAACACACTCGCACGCTCCGTAAACGAGACAGATATTATCGAACGGTTTACACTAACCCAATCAGAGTTATCAAAGCGGTCTAACATTTATGAGAACGTCGAAGAGGTGATAAAGAAGTGTAAAAACACTACTTACGGTGCAACGCAGACATCCTCTAAATCAACCAAGACGGCTCCTCAGTACGAGCTATACCGTCGCACTGGAGAAATTACCGAAAAGGCATACTACGAAGCAAAGGGAGAAAAGAAGGGTGATCCAAACAAATACATTCTAGCGATGGTTATTGTTTGTGGTTTGACCGAAGCTGATGGTAAGGACAAATCAGAATACGTATTGTTCTGCGAAAAGCTCACTGGCTCAATGTCAGACCATTTCAAAGAAGCTCACCGGGGACCATACAAAGGCAAGTGGATGCGTGAAGGTCTAT